TCAGCCCACTTTCTGTTTGTGGGTAATTAAAAGCAGCAGCCGAAAAGCTGCTGCTTTTTGCTGCATAAAAATAATCCCCACCAGCGTTTCCATGCGCGCCGGTGGGGATGCTTTTTGCATAACGAAGTTCGTTATAATCTACCATCTTCCTGCAAAATGAGAAAATACTTGTTATATTTTCTCGTAAAGGAGCATGGCTATGATTAGGATTTTACTGTCCACGCGCCTCGGCGAAAGGCGCTGGACGCAGGCTGATCTCGCTCGCGCAACTGGCATACGTCCGTCTACCATCAACGACTACTACCACGAATTTGCCGAGCGTGTCAACCTTGAGCATCTGGATTTGATATGCGAAGCACTGGACTGTGATCTCGAAGATCTGATTATCCGCATACCAAATAGTGAGCCGCGGGTACGGACACGGACCGGCTTTGAATTACATACCAAACGCTGACTTGCTCCCCAAAGCCCGGACGCTTACCATGCGTCCGGGCTTTCTCCTTTTGCGGGAATCGTATAGACCTCTATGGCGTTCAGAACGTCGCCGGGCTGGCATTGAAGCTGGTGACACAGGATCTGGATCGTCTCAAAGGGAACGTCCTGATGCAGCCGCATCGCCTTGACGGTCTTCGTCGCCAGACCGAATTTCTTGCCGACCTGCGCATCGGTCAGCCCGCGCACATCTTCGCGCTTTAGAAACGGGTCAAAGGAAATGACTGTTCTTCTGATGCCGCGCTCCATGATTTCGTCGTAGTTCATTGATACCTCCTAAGTCTCTGCTTCATCCGTCAAATCAGCATTTGAAATGGTAATCCGTTCTCCATTTGGCAGTATAAACGCCAGCTTACAGCCGCAATACTCAGCTATCTTTACAAGATCTTCGGCAGACCATCGTTCATTCGAAAACTTGTTGCTTAGGCTCTGCTTACTACTCATACCTAAGACTTCCATCAAATCCGACTGCTTCTTTTCGCGCTCCAGCAGCAGGGCTTTGACCTTTTTTGAAACCGACACCTTGCGCCACCTCCTTCTAGTACGAATATACACCATTTCCGTTTATACGTCAATAAAAAAGTTTTACGAATCCACGAAAATATTTAACTTTTCTATTGACAAGTACACGAAAATGGTGTAATATAAGCATGTAAGGCAAAGCCGAACAGCTTTTTGAAAGGAGCGAGGTGAATGAACGACGTGAACGTCACCGAGGCGCTGCTGAAAGCGATCCTCGAACTCATCGAGAAGTGTGAAACGCTCGAAGAACTCCGCGAAAGCGTCAAGCGCATCATGGATGAGTAAATAAAAAGAGTAGCGGCCCCTTCCACAGACCCGCTACTCAAACACCCCAAAAGGTGAGCCGGGAGCCTTACCCCGGCCACCTTGATTATAACCGAGTAAGGCAAAAATATCAAGGAGGAACACAAAATGAAATACGCTGACATCAATCGCAGATTTACCGAGATCGTAGCCGAGTGGCTGGCCAAGGGCTACTCCATCAATACCGCTTCCATGAGCGGCAGTCAGGGCGAAACCGCAAAGATCGATCTTACGGACGGCAAAGAGATCGTCCGCATCTTAGTAGACCGCTTCTCTGATTACGCGGCAAACGTTGAGGGCGTCGAGATCATCGTCGGCAAGGCGCTGGATGCCGATGTCCGCCCCAACAACAACGACAACTGGGCGACGCTCTGGAACAACCGGCTCGAAGTCCTCCAGCAGGAACGGTTTTTCAAAATCGGTGAAAACCGCGTAAGCGGTACGCAGTACGGCACCGAGGCCGAGGCGAAGGCCGCTGCAGAGCTGCGCCTCAAGCGGTACATCGCTAAGGAGTGTTCTTCCAAAAGCAAAACATTTACCGGTGAGGCCATCGAGATTGCCAAGCGCGTTATCCGCCGCAAGTTTGGGGCCAACCGCATTGCTACGGCCTACGTAATGGTTTTCAAGTATGACAACGCATATTGCGTCAGCTACCGGGACAGAACCTATCGGCTGCGTTGAAAGGGGAAATCCGCACCATGAAGAAGATAACTGCTATGGATTACAAGAGAGCTGCCAGAGACGCCATGAAAAAGACCGTCGGCTTTGCACCCGCCCTAAAGAACATCATCCCTATGGAGGGCGGAGACAACGGCAAGATCGTCACAGACGTTGCTTTCTGCATCGCAGCCACCGGTAAAGGGTACTCTTGGAGAATCGGCGGCGAAGTCGAAAGAGCTGAAGCGTATGACATCCAGCCTCAGAACGCATAAGGGCAAGGAGGAAACCAAATGAAAAGCGTAAAAGTCGAGTGGTGCGAAAACTTCATCCGGGCGCGGTTCACGAAGCATCATCCATTTCCCGGCGGCGGAATTGAGGTCGGCTGTTTCTGGAACATGGCAGAACGCGCCGGGCTGTGGGAACGCGGAACCTACGGTTCTCCAATGAGCGAAGCGCTGTCTAAGCTTTGCAAGATTGAAGATGTCCGCGACGAAAACGGAAACACCTGCTACACGGTATTCAAGCTGGCGTAATCTGGCGTAATAATGTTCCAGCCCCGGAGGTTGCGAGGGCAGAAGGAGAATATCATGCACATCATCGGATTCACAATTAAGCAGACTGGGCGGGTTATCGGTAGTACCCCAATCCGAGAGCAGGCAACAGGGGCAGCCAAAGCCCGCACCCAGCAGACGCGACTCCCTGTTTCCGTCATTGCCCACTGTGACACCGGCAAGGAGATAGAGGTTATCTTTCATCCTGACGGCACCAGCGAACGGATCAGAAAATAATCGATGCTGCCTGACCTACCGGGAGTACGGGGAGAAAGGACAGGCCATGAATAAAATCCGCCGCAAGAATTTGCAGGCTATCATTGACCAGTTAGAGGAGCTGAAAGGCGGCCTCGAAGACCTTCAGGCCGAGGAAGAAGAATACCGAGACAACATCCCGGAGAATATGCAGGAAAGCGAACGCTATGAAAAGGCCGACGAAGCCTGCGACAATCTTTCCAGCGCCGTGGACAGTCTGGAAGAAGCCATCAGCAGCATCGAAGCTGCTATCGAGTGAAAGGAGCCATCATGGAAGACAAAATCATCATCGACCGCATGGACGCGGAAGAATTTCTCGCAATGCTCATGGACGCTGCCAAGCAGGACAACCCGACCCAGTATTACAGCACCGCCCAGATTATTGAGAACATCGCCAGCGAGTTCAAGAACCTTTGCAAGCTGTAAATCCAAGGCTGTCCTACCGGCGTGACGGGGAGAAAGGAAATGCTATGACCTATCTTGAAATTCTCGGCTGGGCGCGTAAGGGCATTCAGGCCGATAAAGCGAAACATCGCGAGATGCAGGAAAAGGCCCTTGAGGGGCAGGCGCTCGACATCGCAAGACACTGCCAGGAAGTTATTGATGCGCTCGATGTCAAGCTGGCAACTCTCGATGAGATCGAAGACCTGCACAACAGAAAGTGAGGGACAGCATGGAGAATAAGTCTTGGACAGTCACTTATCGCAATCGTGACAACGGCCAGCGGATCACCGCCGCCGTGTTCGCAGTGGATCAGCAGCAGGCACGAGAAAAAGCCAAAGCCGACGGCCGCGAGGCATGGGAAGTCGAAAGTATCGAACCAAACGAGGAAACGCTGGCGCGGATTCTCATTGCCGAATTTGCCAAGAAGCAGAGCGGACACTTCGCGTGTCCCCGCTGCGGGAAGATGACAATGGACGCAGAGAGTGTCACGCGCAATGCCCTCAGCCGCCGTGTCGGCTGCTACATCTGCGATACTTGCGGAACGGTTGAGGCCATCGAAGATTTCGCGCATAAGCAGGATTCGCTCAGCACGTGGGCAATCGTGAGAGAACCGGAACGATGGCACATGCTGAGTTGGATTAGCGACAATATTAAGATTGATGGCCACGAGGGAACGTGGTACATCATTGACGAGGGTGATTTTCAGATTACCCCGGACGTGAACGGCGAGCCACAGACACTTACCGCGCACCTGTTTCTACTCGAAAGCAGAAAGTTCGGCGACGAAGTTGCGTGTCTGATCGTCGACAAGAAAAAGCAGCTTGTCATGGAAGATGTCTGGAACGGCTTTGACGATCTGGAAGACGCCGGGTGGGAGCGAATCGAAGAATAGTGTGCCGCGCGAATGAGCATTTCAAGATAAGCGCCTCTGTCGCGTCGCTGCTGGACTTGCAAGTTTAGGCAGCGCAAAGCGACGAGAGAATCAATGGGCAGATATAAAAACGGCGTAGCGAGCCGCCAGAGCCGCGCAAAAAAGAAAACCCCTCACATGACACTTCTGCCATGAGAGGGGTTTGTTCATGTGTTCAGATAAAGGCGCTGTCCACGTTGTCCGATGCGTCCTGCTCCTGAAAGCCGTTTGCCTTGGCGGCTTCAAACGTGATGCCGCCACGCTTGTGGTCGGACTTGACCAGCTCAAAATAGCACTTGCCGCCCGTGATGATGATAACCTGCGCCAGACTGAGCGCGGCTGTCAACCAAGCGGCAGAAGCCATATAGTTGGACTTGATGCACAGGCGCATCAGGTAAATACATTCCTGCGTGATAAGCAAGCCAGACCCGACCAGCAGGAAGCAGACGAGTTTGCTCGTGTCCAGCTTCTTTCTCCTGCGCTTTTTCTGAGCCATCAGATCATGCCGAGCTTCTGCGCGAAGCGGTAAAGAACCGTGACGAGCTGCTCGCGCGTCATCATGTCCTGCCACATGAAGTTCGCGGAGCCGTCGGGCAGCGGTGCGCCGCCCTGCACGATGCCGTTGTTGACTGCCCACTGGCGAGCAGCTTCGCTCCAATCGCTGCAGTCATTGTCCTGAAGATCTTTCCGCATTTCGCGGAACAGCTCGGTAAAGGTTTCCTTGTCCATGTCGTCCTCCTTTTCTCCGTTTTCCAACACCATGACCGTATGCCCGGACGATACCAGAATATCGCCCCGGCGCAGGTAGGCGTCAGATGTCAGGTACTTCCGGTCAGTCAGCAGTTCAAATTCTCCCGTCGCAGGGAAGCAGCGCATCATGCAGTAGGTCGTGCAGGAATTGCCCTGCTTGCGGTAGGTTTCTTCCAGGGCGTCGACGCCAGCGGAAATTGCGCAGAGCATCATAAACGCGCTGCAGTCCGTTTCTACGGGCTTTGCGATCTTGCTCAGAATGAAGTCTACCGCTTCCGCAGCGACGTAGGCTGTGTTGCGACCGTCCTGATCGTACCCGATGTTCTTGTTGCCGACACCAGCTTCGCACGCCTGCGCGGCTAGCTCGGCTTTCCTGCGGTCCTTGAACCGGAGAACGCCGAGCCAGCTTCCGTTATACCAGCGTGAGAAATTGAGCTCCCGCCCGGTCTGATTGCCGGCTTTCTGCCCATGCGCACCGGTTTCACCGAGCGACGCCTGCCCGATGCGTACGCTCATGTTTCGTCGCCCCCGGAGGTCGAAAGCTCACCGACAGCCAAAACGCCGCTTTTCAATTCATAAACGGCGGACTCGATCATAGCGTCCAGTTTGGCTTCGTCAACCGTAATGCCGCGCTGCTTGAGCCATTCCAAGACATACGCTTTCTTCTCAGGACCGCGACCGGAGCCGTTGTAAATCTGCTCTGCGGCAGATACGGCAATCTTCACCCATGCGTTGATTTCTGCCTGCTGCTGGGCTGTGGTCTTGCTCTTGATGTACGGAATGACGATGACGGTAATGACTGCTGCGATCAGCGCAAATACCGCCTGAATGATGGTGGTAACGTTGTATTCCATGAATCGTGTTCCTCCTTAGTCATACAGGGCGTGAATGCCCTGCTTTGTCAAAAAATCCTTCTGCTTATGCTTGATGTTGGCTGCGTAGTTCAGAGCATCGTGCATATCGCCGTTGCAGTTCGCGTCTGGAATGCGCTGTACCGCCTTGGCGGTTGCTTCGCCGAGCGCGATTGCTGCGCCTGTACTCTGCACCATGAGCAGAAAGAAGTCTTTCTGCGCTTCATCCTGCTCTTCGGCGCGCTTATCACGCGCCGCAATTTTCCGTTCCAGTTTCCAGACGATAAAGCCCATGATGGCGGACGGAATCCCCATAGCCGCGACAAACGCGATCAGAAACTCACCAGCGTTGATTGTCATAATCACTTTCACCTCTACTTGCAAAATGCAGGAGAGGCAGACCGTGCCGCCCCTCCTGCTGCGTGTCAGATCTCTACTTCGAGATCCTTCAGGATTTCCTCGACCTGCGGCTTGATGAGAGCCGGCACCTGGTCGAGCGTCTTTTTGCCCTTGACGATCAACGTCGCATACACGATTGCCATATCAGCGACCTCCTTTCCACACAGAATAGTCAAAAGAAAAAGTCGAAGGCGCTTCATACGCCCTCGACCTCATCTTCTTCAAGGATACGCCGGACTTCCTCGCGCAGTCGTTCCGGCACATCATCAAGTGTTTTCAGCCCCTTTCGAATCAGCTCGGCATACACTTTCGCCATATCCATCAACCTCCGATCACAAGCTCATAGACGTCACAGAGCGCAAGCTGCGCCTGCGTGATCTGTGCGGACAGTCCTTCATTGACGCTTTGCAGGTCGCTTACCTGCTGTTTCAGCTTCGGAATGGTCTCCTTTTCGGCTTCGGCCAGCTTCGCCTGCGCGAAATAGCCGTCGAAGCTGCCGAGAATATCATCATAGATCCCGTCATAGAATGGCAGTTCCAGATAATACTCATCGTACTCGAAGCCGGAGATCGTCAGCTCGCCCTGCGTTTCCGAGAACGGAGCTACGTTCTCATAGAACCGCACAAGGCAGTAGCCGGGTTTGTCAGGCTGCTCCTCCAGCGAAAACGCATTTGCCGGCGCATTGTCGCCTCTTACTTTCATTTCGCACAACCTCCTTCAAGATTCGTACCCCGATGGGGTCAACATACTTTTTCCGCGCCGCAGCGGAATTGCAATGCTTGAGCTGGCCGATCCGGCTCAAAAGCCCCGATGCCGTCCGATACGCGATCCGCTGGTGACGCTCGATCTTCTTGCGCACCTTGCGGCATTGGCGCGTAAAGCGCAGGAAGTTTTTTCGGCGCATGGTAGTATAATCGCGGTAAAAGCGATACCCGACGTAATCCAGCGGCCGCACTTTCAACGGGAACACCTGCCAGTTGCCCTTCATCTGCAGCCGCAGCCGCTTTTGCAGATACTCGGCAATCGCTTTCCGCGCACGGTGCAGCTTCTTTTTGTTCGGGCCAAAGAGGACAATATCATCCATGTATCGCACGCTGTACTTCACACCGTCGAGCGTCGTAATGTAACGGTCGAGCGGCTCAAGATAGAAATTTGCGAGCCACTGGCAGATGAAAAAGCCAATGGCCAGCCCCTGTTCGCAGGTTTGCAGGATCTCCCACGTCAGCTTTAGATACTTCTTGTCCTTGATCTTGTGCGCCAGCATCCAGATCAGCTTGCGGCGGTCGACAGAATGGTAGAAGTGGTGAACGTCCATTTTGCAGACGTACCGGCTTCCTTTTTTGCCGTGGTGAATGACACGCTTGCAGCGCCGAAGCGCGTGCTTTCCGCCGCGTCCCGGTACTGATGCGCAGCACCAGTAATTCATCCCGCGCAGGAAGACCGGCGCCGCCGCCAAGACCATCAACGTGTGGACGATGCCGTCGGGGAAGAACGGAACGTATTCGATCTCTCTCCACTTTCGGCTGCTGTTGTCGAAGATCTTGCGCTTCTTCGGCTGGGCCGGGGTGAAAGTCTGCGTCTGCAGAAGATCATAGACGCGGTCCGTGAAGCCGTCCACGTCGGCCAGCACCCGTCTTACGTCACGCCGATCGTGTTTGTCTTTCGCGCCAAACACAATGGCTTCGCGGATGTGTTCTTTGTCACACATCCATTCATACAGGAATCCTTTTCTTTTTGGCATATGCCTCGCTCCTTGTTTGCCATCGGGGTCTTTCCAGATACCTTTCGGCCGTACTAGAGCCCGTCCTGTAGCGGCAATATTTCCACCAAGCGGTGAGGGAGAATCTGCGCAAAGAAATGGAGCATACAAACAAGTAGGCGGGCGCCGATGTTCGAGTTCGCGTTGGACGAATTGTAGTTGCCATTGAAGAAGAACAGGCCGCAATTCGCAGCGGAATTGTTAAAGTAGCCGCCGACGGCAGGCAGACGCCAGCCGGTGTTCGAATACACGGGCGAACTAGAAGCCATCGCACAAGCTGCGCAGATAATCCCGTCAAAATTATACTGTCTATGCGTCGGGAAGATCCGAAAACGGGAGAAAATAACGAAATACGTTATTTTGAAAAAATATACGCGCCGCGCTTCGCGCGGATATATAGGGAATGGCGCTGCCGCGCCAGGGCGTAAGACGATCCGCTCTGAAAACGAAAGCCCGCGGGGGCTGCGGCCCCCGGTCCCCCATTAGGGGACGTAAAGGAGGCGGGCGCCGATGTCCGAGCCCGCGTCGGACGAATCGTAGTAGCCATAGAAGAAGAACAGGCCGCAACCCGCAGCGGAACTGCTAAAGCAGCCGCCGACGGCAGGCAGACGCCAGCCGGTGTACGAATACACGTAGTCGGGGACGTAGGTTGTCTGGCTTCCTCCGGTTCCGGTCGGAATGAACGCCCACGGGAGCGCCGTGCAGTTACCAAGCGTCTTGATATAGCCGTCACTGCTCGGCAGGCTGAGTCCTGCCGATGTATAGTTGGTGGACGTATCATCCGCATACTTCGACGGATCGGTGCAGATATAAGCCGCGCGGTTGTTGAAGTTGATGCCGTCGAGCCAGTCGTAGACATTGCCCCACGGATTTTCAATGCCGCGATACTGCACACCACCCGCGCTTGTTCTGGACGAAGCTGCCGTGCCCGTATGGTAGGTCATGCTGTCTGTCGTGCCTGTTTTGGAAACCGACGATACGCCGACAATACCGTTGCCGATCTTGCTCTGGCTGTCCCAGTTTGCATACTCGACGAGATAGAGCAGCCAGACCGCGCACCACGACGCATAATCGTACTGCTGCCACTTGCTGCCCTTGTTCCGGGAGTTTGTGCGGGCTGTGGCGCGTGTGATGTTCGTCAACGGATTCGCGCCAGACTTAGAGTAGTAGCTGGCAATCGTGTTGTAGCGACCAACATAGCGGCCAGAACCGGGGTGCTTGGAAAAGCCGGTGAACGGCGCGTTTGCAACGTAGTAATAGATCTTGCTCTGGCTGCTGTTATAGACGATCTTGTAGTAAAACTCAGGGATAAAGACCATCGTATCGTAGGACGTGCGGGAGAATCCGGACTGTCCCTTTTTGTACGACACCGCGCCGTTGATGATGTTGTATTCCTCCATGCCTTGCCACGGCATGAATGCGTCGAATGGAGAGCTGCCAGCGCCTGTGCCGATGGCAGCGCTCGGCTCCGAGGACACGGCGGCATTGACATAGCCGTTCGGGTCGTTGCTCGGCGTCAGGCGGGAAAGAGCCGGAGAGGAGTTGCTGTACGTCCAGCAGACGCCGAAGATTGTCACGAACACGCACGACACGGTGCAGGTCTTGCTTGCCGGCGCGTTGTAGTTCGTGTCGCTGGCAACGGAAACCGTGATCGTAACCGTGCCGGAGTTTTCATCGACGCTGTGGACGGTCACAATATTTCCCGAAATGGAAACACTGGCAATATCGGGGCGGTTGGACACGGCTGTGATTGTTCCTGTGCCAAGCCGTGTGACCGTGAAAGAATCTGTCAGCTTTCCGTCTTCCAGCTTGATCGAAGTCTTGCTGAGCGTCAGTGAGCCATCTGCCTTGCCGATCTTCCACGATACGGTTTTCGGCGCGGTCGAGCCGTCTGCCCACTGATAGAGGGCTGTGTCTTTCAGCGTAAACTTCGCGCTGTAATTGCCGGCGTTCGTGCCGCTGGTCGTGCCGCCGAGCGTCATTTTCGTCGTATCGTAGTTGTACCATGCCGGGCTTTGCGAGCCGCCCGAATAGGTCAGGCCTCCGCTCTGGCTCGGCACGGTCACATTCGTCTTGGTGACTGTGATCGCCTGTGTTGCGGTGCAGGATACGCCGCCCTCCGTGTATCGGATGGTGACGCTGGTGCGACCTGCTTCCAGACCGCCGCTTGGCTCGACCGATACGCCTGTTGCAATCAGCGTGGCGCCGTTGGAATATGTCGCTTTGACCACCATGCCCGCCATAGAAAACGGCTCACCAGCCTTGTATGCGGTCTTTGTAGGCGGCGTTGTGATCTCAATAGACGCGAGCTTGATACCGCCACCGCTCCCGCCGATCATCTGAAATACCTTGCTCATTGTGAGACCTCCGCTCTGAGAATGTTTACCGAGATTGCGCTTGTCGGCGTATCGGTGCAGGTGAACGGCATTTTGCCGTTCTCCGTAATGTCACCGACGCGGATTCCTGCGTCGCCCCACGCCGTGAGGCTGTCGGCCGTCGGCGTCACGATATAGGCATACTCGGCGTCGAGGAAGCGCGCATCTTCCAGCGTCTGTGCAAGGTTCGACCATCCTGCGACAGAAAGTGTGAGCGTGAACGCGATGCCCTTGCCGGCTTTTTTTGCAAACAGGTCAGCGTGGGCCTGCGCAGCGGTGTTGTGCGCGGTAACTGCGGACGAACCAGCGCCTTTCGATTCAAAGTTGCTGGAATCTTGGAACGCGGCTGTTCCGAGATCCGCAAGCCACTTCATAATGCGACCGAGAAGGACTTTCATTTCCTGACCGGATTCGAGCTGCGTTCGCGTCGCGGACTGCGTGAAGGTGGGTTTCAGAGTGCCGCCGTCGCCGTCCGTATTCAGTTTCGCATCGAACAGGGCTTTGTGTGCGGCCTCGGACTCGTTGTGATTCTTGACGGCGTCTTTCTCTTCCGCTCCGACCATCTCTGCGGTATAGTCGCCGTTTTTCGGAACAACTGCACCGGAGCGGTTATTGAACGAAGTTACACCGCCCGCGGGTCCGAGCAGGCTCACGGGCTCCGGATTCGGAAGACCGCCGTCGTTCGTCCAGCTCAGAATACCGGCGTCGGTCACGTGTGGCGTAAAGATTACGCCAGGATTGCCCTGTGTGCCGCGCGATGGATAGCGTAACTGTCACCCATGTTCACCCATAGGGTTCCGTCTTCCCGCAAGACCCGCCGAACCTCGCGGAAAACACGGACCAATTTTTGCAGGTACTCTTCTACGCTTGTCTCTCTTCCAATCTGACCTGCTATGCCGTAATCTCGCAAATTATAATACGGCGGAGAGGTAACGCAGGTATGGACGCTTTCGGATGGCAATGTTCGCAGCTGTTCCAGCGCGTCACCAAGCAGTAGTCTGCTGATTGCAGTCGTCATACTTCTTCACTCCACGCTTTGAACATAGAAAACATCATTTCGGCAAATCGCGCAAACGCGGTCTGCGGGGCATTCGAGGTGCGTGTTGAAGTAGCAACGTGGCTGCTTGTTCTTCGGAATGAAACGAATGAACGTTTTGTCGCCATCGGCCATGATATGCACGTGAGATTTCCTGACCGCCATCCTGTATAGACCAACGAAAACTTTGGCATCGTTCTCGACCGCAAAAGGTTCTTGGATAAACCGGCAGGCATCGTTTCTGCTCATGCCAGCGCCCATCAGTATTTTTAAAGCTCTTTTTCGCTTCATGCCGTCACCTCCCAGCCAACGCCTCACCCATAAAGAGCAGGGCTTCGGTGAGAGCGTTTGCGGAAACAAGACATTTGAAAAAACGACGTGAGAGTTGAGCAATGGTATCGCAGACACTATCGCAGCGAAGATATGTTCTGTATGCCTGGAGATTGCTGTCACCTGGCGCCTTGCTCTGCATAATCCTGTTTGCCCGGTTGCGGCTATATCCGCGGGCCATCAGCAACTTAACAGCACGTTTCCGTGTCATGGGTTGTTTCCTCCTTTTCGCGCGCCATCCGCTTCTGCTCCATGCGAGCCAGACGATCATCACTCGCTACTGCCCATTTCCGACGCTCGGCTGCCTTTGGACGGCGCAGAAAGTCCACCCTTGCATTTGAGGTGTAGCTGGATGGCATTCCGAGTTTCTTCGGCTTAGACATCGTTTACCTCCATCGCTGCCGCTGCTTCCTCAATGGAAAACAGACCGGCTTTTCCTCCAATCCCTGAGAGCTGATACACCACGTTTTCAACTTCTGTCAGTATCTCGCGCGTTGTCCATGTCTTTCCTCGGGCACCGTAGCTCAGCAGCTCGATACGATCACCGAAGTGCATATAGTCCCAGCCAATCCAGAACGCATCCGGAAACAGAGGACCGATGCCTTTCTCGGAATACGTCAAGCCGCCGTGGCAGCTAACCTTGATTTTCTCATAGTTAAGCCCGTAGCACGGGTGGTCTTTGGGAATTTCAACATAGGCGCACGGGTGAGAACCGAGAGAAACAATGCAGTAATGATACCCGTGGACATACCCTTCGTCCAGAATCTCACGATCCGCATTAGGGTCGCTGCTATATACCATTTCTTTCATTTGCGTCCTCCTGTTCTGAAACGATCGGCGTAGGGGCAGGCTGCCCAATGCGGCACATAGCCCACACCGGTTGCTTTGGCTGGGTCTTCCGTGTATTCGCACGAAAGCACTTGCCCGTTCCAAGTGACAATTTTCTTACTGCCGACGCGCGGCTTTTCGATGTAGTAGCGCGGGGTGGCATCACAGGGGATGGATTTCCCGGCTGGTGTCTTAATCCAGACGATAGCCGCCATGCACGCTTTACAAGATGACATCTTTATTCCCTCCATACTCATTCTGTTTCCTCGCGGTCATCGTCGGAATCCTCCGCAGCACCGTATATAGTAAAGAGCCGGTGCGTACCTTCTGCCATTTCTTCTTCATCGTCCGACTTCTCATAGCCGAGCGTTTCGAGGATTTCATAGATGTGATCCAAGTCCGAATTTTCGCAAAGCTCATATTCGTAGTGGTTCATGTTCCACACGCGCCGGTAGTAGCTCATGTCCTCGTCATCGAGGGCAGAATAGCAGCAGCAGAAAATCAGCTTTTCCGGCTGGGCTTCCGCCGCGCTGCGGACAAAGCCCATATCGCAGAAATCTTCGTTTTCATCGTCTGGCGAAAGTCTCATGCCAAGGAGCTGGGCACAGAGCCGAGGGTTGATGGAATTGCAGTAGCCACCGTCGATTGACTCTGTCGTTGCCACGCAGAACAAGGCGATTTCCTTCATGTGCTGTTTGAATACGCTGTTCGGAAGCTCTTTGATGAAATCCTTGCGCAGTTCAAAATGGGCCTCCGCGACTTCCGCAAATTCATTTTCGGCCTGTTCGTCTCTGCGGCGCCGTTCCTCGCGGGCTTCGGCTTCGGGGTCTGGCTGCTGCGATTGCTGGCGCTCCTTGTAGAGCGTAATTCCGGACGAATCTGTCCTGTAGAAGTAACGAACGTCGTTAGCATCCTCCGGCACGGTCATTTCTCTTTTCAAATCCCAGCGGTGATACCCGTCGCAATAGACCATACCGACGTTTTGGCCGTTGAACTCGCCGGTTCTTTCAATCTGATATGCAAACTTGTCTGCAATTTCAGTCCATTCAGCAAATTTCTTTCGGATTTCCTGCTCGGAAATCAGACTTTTCAGAACGCTGTTGAAATTCGCTGTGCCGATGGCGTCAAGGGCCTTGTTCTTGTCTTCGGGACTGTCCAGCTTGTCAAGCTCCAGATAATCGTTGAGCGTCGCACCGCGGGATTCAGCTTTCTGGAATTTCTGCCGGTCGAGGTCAAGCAGTTTTACACGGCGGCGAATGGTGGTCTGAGAGAAGCCGGATTTTTCGGCGATTTCAGCTACGGAATCGCCCATGTTGAGCATCATCTGGAAGCCCTGCGCCTGCTCATAGACGGTCAGATCGCTGCGCTGCATATTTTCAACGAGCATGGTCTGAAGCTGCTCCCGCTCAGACATTTCGACCACAATGCAGGGCAATTCGGTCAGACCAGCGATCTTCGCGGCAGCGTAACGACGATGACCGATGATGATGGTGTAGTCCGTATCGGGGTTGTCCGGTTCATCCGGAACGACCGTCAGGTTCTGCAGAACGCCGCTGGCCTTGATGCTTGCGGCAAGCTCCGACAGATCACCGAGATCCTTGCGCGGATTGTCGGAGTGTGGGAAAAGACGGTCGATTGCGATATTTACGATTTGAGGCATTTGTGAATCTCCTTTCAGTTCAGGGGCGCGTTTGCGCTCCGTTTACGCGGCACCAATGCCGCTGCGCTTTTTTCTTCCGCGCCAGCCGGCAGGTTGGGCAGAATGTATTTTCTTTGCGCTCGATGAAAGAACGACCGCAGCGAGCGCAGTGCTGCGGCGGGATTCTGCGGAACTCGGTGCATTCGTCGCAGTTTTCACAGCGGTCACACCCTTTGATTTCATCCCAGCTTACGCATAACAGCCGCTGCCAGTATGGATTATCGTCAATGTCGTTGATGCGCTTGCGGAGCACTGAGCAGAGCATTTCAAGTGTTTGCACGGTTTCTGTTCGCGTTCTGGACAGGTGTACCGCCTGCTTTACGGTCGGGTCTGGCGCGCCATAACCCCAAGGCTGATCTTTGAGCATGGCGCGTACTTTGTCCTGATTCTCGGTCAGATAGACGAAATAAACTTTCCCACGCACGGCTTTTTCAGATTTGCCGAGCGCCTTGCCAATGGCGGTGTAGCTGTTGCCTTTTCGGATTCCGTCTGCCAGCACATCGAAGTCGGTCTGTGTCCAAGCTGCGGATGAACCATGATTGTCGGCCTTGACAGGACGCTCTTTTATACCGAGGTCGTTGCACCGGCGCTGGATCGCGCCTGCGGACCGACGCAGTATATCAGAAAGCTCAGCGTATCCGTACCGATGCTGCTGAAGCAGCATTTTCAGCCGTGCGTCTTCATCGGGTGTCCATGGGTCTTTCCGCTGGATGGCAAATGCCTGAAAGTCCTTCTTGCGCTGTTCTGCTACCCATGCAGGTTCTTCGCCAAGCGCCAATGGCTCCATTTTGGAAAAATCAATGAACGAGCGGTGCTGTTCTGCCCATTTCCAAAACTCATTGAGCCGAATGACACGAAAACTGTTCTGATTGACGCGCTTTGTGTGAATCGGGAGGCCACGGTTCTCAACCCAGCTTTTCAGCTTATAGTTCCCACCGGCATTGCTGCCGCAAACGGCGATTATAAGCTGATTCATGGATATGTAGTCGCCGCCGAACAGAACCGGGCCAAGCCCCAGTCTGTTTTTCCGTACGATGACAGCCTCAACGGAGCGGTTAAGACGCTTCGCAATCGCGGGGATTGACATGACACCCCATTGATCTTGGAGGAATTGTTCTTCTGCTTTTGTCCATCCTGCGTGATAGCTTTGCAGTCCGAGCGAACGCCTCTTTTGCCGTACAGACCCTTCCGTCCGGCCAAGCGCTGCGGCAATAGCCGCTGCCGGCTGTGAGCGACTATGCTCGCGGAGATATTGAAGTTGATCGTCCGTCCATTTTCCCATGTGTCAGGCGATTCCTCCTTTCTGTCAGAATAGTGTGAGTTGCCCGGTTTTCGTTTCCTGCAAGGGCAAGGGCGGCAGCGCGGCAGACGATTTTAACTTGCCGGTAACTTGCTCGGCGGGTTTTTCGTCTGTCTGAAGCAGTAAATCCATCTGCGCCCAAATGCGGCGGTAGTGCCAGATGTCGCGGAAATAAAACGGGGTGTACCATATGTTCTGGTCTGGCCGGGGGATAAGCCCCCGGCGGTCAAGCGCTGTTGAGGGATGAAGAAGCGTGTCGCCAATCACGACGTACCCGGCGCATCCCATGAGCGAGAGCTGCAGGTAGCACATCAGGCCAACGATGTAGTCAATGTCCTGCGCCGTAAAAAGCACGGAGGTCTGGTAGTTGATTTCCTGTCGCGTACAGGCATTTGCAAACGCCACCAGCAACGCTCCTGCACCACAAGCGCAATCGTTGACGGAGATCCAGCCGTCCCGCTCTATACGCGCTTGGAGGTCTGCGCCGGTGATCTCGGCCATCATGCGGCAGACATCATAGGGCGTGAAAAACTGCCCAGCGTGGTCATTGCCCAAATCCAGTGCCATGTAAAGCTCGCCGAGAAAGTCCTGATCTGGATTGAAATCCATACCGATCACGACCTCTTGGAGCATCTGCGAGAATTTGAGCATTTCTTCGGGCTTGTACTTTCCGGCAATCGTCATATACGTCTTTTCATGCTCGGCAGCGTGGCTCCGGTCAACGGTATTTGAGATCGCGATTGCGGCGAGTGTTATGAAATCTTGCCAGATTTCCCAGCGGCCGTAGCGGCCGCAGAGGGAGTTGAAGATCTTTACAAACTCCGTCTGATGGGTGCTTTTCAGATTGTGCGGCACGCTTCTTCCCATGGCTTATTCCTCCGTCTGCGCCGGTTCAGGCGGTACGATGGAACGCTTGGTGACCTTGCCTTTGGTGGACTCGACACCAGCATCGAAGCCGCGCCGGTAGATGCGATAGAGGTATTTCGTCAGGTCTTCACGGTTCATGTGCTTGATGGTTTTGTAATCATCCCGTTTGAGCAGAGGCGGGTTCTGATTATTCATCGTCTGAGCCCTCCACATCGTCCGGCTCGTCGGCAGGAAGGACTTCGCGCGGATTCGAGCCAGCGAACGGTCCGACAATGGCGTTTTCCTCCAGCAGCTCCATGATGCGGGCGGCGCGGGCATAGCCGACGTTCAGGCGGCGCTGCAGGAGAGAAACCGTCGCCTTGTTTTCCATGCGCACGATGCTGACAGCCTGATCGTAGAGATCATCATCGGCGGCGCCAGAATTGTCGGCAGTATCGCCGAGTTCATCATCCGCGTCCTCCAGCTCGTTTACGTCATCCATTTCAGCTTCTGCTTCCTCGTTGATGCCTTCCGCGTCTTCCTCGTATTCATCGTCTGCGGCTTCTTCCTCGCTGATGACTGGCATCATGCCAGCGGCAAGCGAGTGCTTTTCCAAGACGTCCTTGAAGAAATACTGCTGCCAGTATGTAATCATCTTCATCAAGATCGATTCGATCTTGGTGCGGAGCGTTTTTGAGATCGTAAACGTGCCGCCGGTGACGCGCGTTTCAAGCGCACCGTCTTTGAAGATCCACATCATTTCGGCTTCGGGGCTGATATAGCCTGCTTCCTCAACCGCTTCTAGCATGGAAATCTGTGCGTCCATGCCCTGAATCGGGCGGATGATGAAGATGATGGGGTAGCGGTCTTTGAGGAAGCGATAGGTCAGATTGTGTTCGTCACAAATACCCTGCATTTTCTTGGCTTGCGCTTCATATAACGTGATTTCACTCATTGTAAATACTCCTTTCGTTGTCAGTCGAGCAAAAACAGCGTTCCATTCCAAGCTGTCTTCACTCTGTAATTTTGTAGATCGGTTTCTTTTACGTACTTTCGGCCGAACAACGTTTTCATGTTCTGCCAGTCGGCCCAAGGGATTTTGTAGACCTCGTCGGTCGAAAAGCCGGCAACGACGAAGCAGCGGGCGCCGAGCCGCTGGTGTCTGTCCATGTAGGAAGCCTGCTTGTCGATAACGCGATCCTGCGTCAGCCGGTCTGTGGCTGTGAACTTGGCTTCAAACAGGACCGTCCTGCCGCCCTTGAGCGTGCCTTTGTAGTCAACCTGCGCTTTCTTGGTGTAGCAGGCCAAGAAGCGACCGTTGCCCTCTGGCTTGATAACTTTCATCGGCTCAGGCGTCTTTTCAATCTCTGCATAGCCGCGCTCGCGGTAGTAATCGAAGGTGCTGTCAAGCCGCTGCTCGAAATACTGGCCCTTCTGGCGGGCGATTTTGCCGAGAAGCTGCCGCTTTGGATCTTTCGCCATGACTGCCTCCTAACCCACGCCGAAGTAAATGCCGTCGCAGTAGATCACTTCGGAACCCTGCTTGTACTCGGAGCACCAAATATAATTGCCATCGAGGTCGCTGTGATGCCCTTCGAGAACGTCGGCCGCAATGTCCCACGCTCGCTGCACGGCGGCGGCTTCGCCCGGCTCGCTTGCCTTATCAGGCCAGACGATTCCGGTCACGGAGAGCAGCCCCCATTGCAGACCGTATTTGTTGTCCATCAGAACGCCCTCGATGGTATCGGGGTAGCGAGGATCGGCCACGCGATTCAGAACAACGTCGGCCACACGATAGCGGCACATATCGCACACATCGTCGCCGCCGGCTTCCTGATAGATCACAATGGCAAGGCGCTCCCAGTCCTCTTTGTCCTGGCACTCGAAGCCACCTTTCCCGCAAGGCTTGCTGTCTGCCTCTTGGGGAGGCTCTGGCAGATCGTATGTACCGGGAATATCGGCGGTTTCGTGTTCGACCTCCGCGTAGGCTTCGACCTCCAAGCGGCTCTGATAGGCCGCTTCGTCAAACGTCGGCGAAATTGCCGCGGAAACAACAGGCGTATTTTCGGTTTCGCGTGGCATCGCAATCGCAAGCACCAGCGCGGCGAGCAGAACCAGCGCCGCCAGAAGAACAACCGTAGGCAGGTTGCGCCTTGCCCATCTTTTCATATCCTCATCCTCCATTCTCATTTCCATCACCGAGCGCGAACTGCTGCGCGACACCGGCGATCATCTGTTTTATGTCTGACGGGAGCGCCATGTACTCCCGATCGTTCTTGATGCGCACCGTGTAGGAGCGCTGAAAGTTGGAAGCGACCACGCTTTGCACTGTTTCGGCGTTCATCATGCCCCATTCCCGAAGCTGCTGCGGTGAACCGACAAGCCGCTGAATCGTAGGTGGCAGACGGTCGTATTCTTCTTTCGCGTTGTAGCCGCTGTTTGCAATCGCCCGATAGACCAGCGTCCACGCTTCGGCAGCAGTCATTTCCTTTGGCATGCGCATTTTCGTGATCTGCTCTTTGACTTCGCCGATGTTCGGTGGAAACGTGTTTGTCCGTGAGGCGATCATGGCTTTTACTGCAACGGCAACAACCATGACGGGCTCATCCTTGAACATCTCAGCCCAGAGATCGACAATCTTGTTTGCCTCCTTGGGGCTAAGCCCGTTGTAAAACTGGGGATAGGCGGCTTTCAGAACTGCCAAAATGTCAGCTGTTTCAAGCCTGTCCATTTCTCATTCCCTCCGCAATGTCGGTAAACACGTTGCCGCTGGAGCTACCACCCTGATAACGATACTGCCCGCCCTTGTCCTGCTCCTTGGAAAGCCAAGCATTGATGAACCGGCGGATTCCCGATTTCGTCTTGCGCCGCTTGGGATTGTCGGTGCTCCAGCTTGACATCTTCCTGAGTTCCTGCATGACGTTGACAGCGGGGTACAGCTCGCACCAGCGGTTGTAATCCTCGGGAAACACGTCGAAGAACGTCTTGTCATTGAGGATGATGCTGATGATCGGCGGCGCGGAGACGGTTTCCGGCTCTGCGCAAGAATCCTCCGTATCCTCTATATCTGTGTCTTTATCTAAACTCTTATCTCTAATCTCTTTATCTCTATCTCTATTCTCTATCTCTGTGGGGACAGTTGTGGGGACATCAGTGGGGACATTGTCCCCACTTTGGAGCGCCGGGGAATTACGTTGCCTGCGCTTCTTTTCGCCCCAGTCTGTCTCGCACCCAACAAGATTGTTGTGATCTGCGAGAACAAGAACGCCGTCGATGTCCTCGTAGACAAGACCAAAGGATTTGTAGAGATTGAGCGCCACGCGGATTGTGTCCGCGGAGAACCATTTGAGATCGCGCTGGATTTTCGGAATGTCGTATTTGATAACGACCTCACCAATCTGTCGAGATAAGCGGCCATCGGTGTTGATGGTCTTGAGACAAAGCATCTGATAGAGAACAACGTAGTTTGCACCGTCTGGCTGTGACATAAAGTAGTCAATGGTGTCGGAGGTCATAAAGCTCTCCTTGAGCTTCATCCAGTAGAATCTTTTGCCTGTTGCCATGGGAGACCTCCTTAGAACGGCAATTCGCTGTCATCGTCCGCGAGCTGCGAGAAGCCGCCGGTCGGGTCGTAGGTCGGCTCGCCCTTGGGTTTGCCGCCGTCACCATCGTGCTTAGAATCGCCAAAGTAAACGCTGTCGGCAAGAATCTCGGCCGAGCGGCGCTTGTTGCCTTCCTTGTCCTGCCAGTTGCGGATTTGAAGCCGACCGCCCACGACGATCATGCGCCCCTTGCTGAAATACTTCTCTACGAACTCAGCCGTACCGCGCCACGCAACAATGTCGATAAAATCCGTTTCCCGCTCCGCGCCCTGCGCCGCGTAATCGCGGTCGCAGGCGATGGAGAAGGAGACAACCGCCGTGCCGCTCTGCGTTCGGCGAAGCTCTGGGTCGCGCGTCAGACGTCCCATGAGCACAATGCGGTTAAGCATGATCGGCCTCCTCGGGTGGAACGCGCGGATCGGGAATATCCTCACCGACCGGGGAAGCGTTCGGCTCTGTGAGGACTGCTTCGAGCGCGTCGAGCACATGCCATCTTTCAATGCTGGTAGAATTGAGGATCGCCCGGCAGACGCGCAGCCGCTCGGACTCGCGGATGAGCTGTTCCAGATCGAGGTCCATGATGATACCGGCGCCGGGCGATTCGTCGAACGGATAAACATGAGTGTCTTTCTTATCAAAGTTGAGCATTTTTGAAATCTCCTTTTTCAATGATCTTGATGACTTCCTGACACTGAGGCACGTCAAACATACCGATGTGCGTCTTCTCGACCGGAAGTCCCATTTGTCCAGCGAGCCAGCCGTAGGCGGCTTTGCGCCGCCCACGGAACGGCCCGGTTTTCCAGAGAGGGTCGAACGAGGCGTGAGCTGCCATTTTCCATTTCCGGAGCGTGGCATCGGCCAGACGGCCGAGGGGCTTGTCTGTTCGTCCATGGCAGCCGACGTATGCACCGCAGTTTCTGCAGAGATACGCGGTGTGGCCGAAGCTGCGGCCATAGATCTCGGAATCATCGACCAGCGCGGCTTTGTGGCCGCAGTAATCGCAATAAACGGTCAAGGCTTCTTCGCCTCCTTGTACTGATCTGTTTTTTCGGGCGGGCCGGTCTGAATACCTTGTTCCTCACACTCGGCGATGATACCGTCGAGGAACGCAGCCATCTCGGCAGCGGTGTACTCGCTTGTGCCTTTCAAGGCGCGGTAGTGGATGAATTTTTTGCCCTCGATGTAGCCGACGCCGATCTCGGCATAGTGTCTGGCCACAAGCCGCGGCGGCACACCGTCGCGCAGGGAAAACAGCACCTTGCATTCGTTCCCAGCTTCGTCGGTGTAGCTTTCACCGACACCGTAGCGCCGAATCATTTCCTCGTAGACGGATTCCTTGTCGGTTTTCAGCTTGGCCGCGAGCTGCTCAATGAGTGCCCATGCGTAGCTGTTGGCGCGAAGCCCACGAGGATCGGCTTTCTTCGCAATGGAGAACGTGATCGGCCGCTCGCCGAAGTTTTTCCAAAGGTCCTTGCAGCTTTCCCGCGTGTAGATCGACAGGATATATTCGCCGCTGCGGGCGTAGGTGATGTCTTTCAGGAAACCGTTCACGCTTTTTCCTCCTCAACGTGGCCGTGCAGGTAAACGTACTCGCCGGTCGGCCCGATGTTCCGATAGATGAAATCGTCGCACTTGGCCTTGGAAAGATGCGTCCCCAGTACCCGCCGCTCATAGACGAATTCGCCGTTTGCCTTTTTCTCCGCGATTCTGGCCTGAATTTCTTCGTCCTCGTAGTTCGCTTCCAGCAGATAGAGGTCGAAGTTCGGGGCCGATATGCCGTTCAGGTTGTTTGTATCGGTGGCGTAGAGGACTTTTCCGGAAGAGAGCTGCAGCTTGTAGCCGCAGTTCGGAACGTCATGCACCAGCGGCACAGGCTCGACCGTGAAATCGCCGTAGCTGTATCGGTGGTCGAAGTCGTACAGGTCGATGTTCGCAGGCTTGATGCCAGCTTCCACCAGCGGCCGCACCATCCATCGGCAGCAGCCGAAGCGGAGCGCCGGTCGGTCCGCTGCGAGGGCGTGGAGCGTGCTTTTTCGGAAGTGATCTCCGTGCCAATGTGTCAGCAGAACAAGCCTGAGAGCTTTTGCAACTGGCTTCACGGCCTTGTACGGAACGCCGCAGTCGACGAGAATCTGCCCGTCGATCACAACAGCGTTGCCGGTAGAGCCGGTTGCAAGGACTTCATACGGAACACTCATTACAGCGAATTGAGGTCAATTTGCTCCGGTTCGCCAGCGTTCTCCTGAATCTGCGCCGTGGTGCTGCCCTCAACGGCCGGCTGCGGAGCGTCGGTCGTAAGATCCAGCTCGTCGGAATGGTCGGTAATGATTTCACCAGTCCTCGGGTCAACAGTCAGGACAGATCCGTCATCAATAAACGCCTGCTGTATTTCTGTGGACATGATGCCCCACTTGCTGATAAGCTGGCGAAGCAGCGTTTTTTGAGCCATGCTGTCAAAGTCCTTGTACCAGAACGAGGAGTACTTCCACATATCCTTGTCGGCGATCTGGCCGTTCTGAATCTTGTCGTAGGCCTCCTTGCTGAACGCCTGAGAATATGTATCCGCATGGTTGAGAACCTTTTCACGCGACCAGTAGATGCGCTTCCGGAAACCATTCAGGTACTCGAAGTGCGCCATGTAGCCAACGATCGGAAGCCTTTCACGCAGATCGTCGTCCTCAATGAACCTGAATCGCGGCTCTGCCGTTTCGGGATCTTTCCCCAAATATTCGCCTTGCCGAATCTCCATGCAGCCCAGTTTCCGATACTGGCCGCTGCGGAGCGCAAGCTGGATATATCCCTTGTAACCAAGGACAAACTGTGCCTTGAAGCACTCGGGCGAAAGCAGATGCCCTTCGCGGTCATACTTGGCCTTCTGCTTGAACGGCACAAGGTAATACTGCCCAAGCTGCGGCGAGGGGGAGAGGTTTAAGCCCTCTCCCAGCAGACCGCCAGAGAGGATGGATTTGGGGTCGCAGGTCTGAAGCGCCGGGGTGGCGGCGACAGCGGACGTGATCGCTGCGATGAAGCGGTTTGCGCGTCCCGGTTCTTTCAGTGTGTTGTTGATAAGATTCTTATAATTTTCTGTGGTGATAGCGACGGAAAAGGTCATTTTCTTTGCAGGGGCGATGTTAGAACTGCTCATAGTCGTAACCTCCATTTACGAGAAATTCTTTGAGTGCTTTCAGCTTGTCAATGCCGCCGCGGACGCGGAACGAAACCTGATAGATCTTTTCAGCAGGCACCTCGGTGGGAATGGGCTGCTCGACGGGTGCAGAAACGGGGGCAGGCGGTTCTTCGTTCAGAACTTCTTCGATTTTGGCCTGCGCGGCCTCCTGAACATCCTGCGCAGATTTCATAGCTGCGCGGCGGCGAGCGGCTTCTTCCATCTCCTTGTGACGCCGGTCAACGATCAGGGCCGCTTCCGGTGCGGAAAGCGATTTGCGGTACTCGACCAAGACCTCATCCTTGTGCTCCAGCGTTTCGATCATCCGCAAATCGTTTGAAACGTTCTGCAAGAACAAGGAAGCCTGTCCTTGCAGCTTTTTCAGAGAATCGGACATCGTGATATTGATGCCGCAGCGGTCAAACGGCGCGATGTCTTCGGGGATATTCAAGCTGGCGCGGTATTCGTTGTAGAACGCGACGATTTCGTCACGCTTCGCGCCCTTGATGCCGTTCTCAACGGAAGCGATCTTGGCTTTCAGCTCAGCGTCTGCCTTGGTAAAAGCGTCGGCCGCACATTCCTTGTAGAGCTTTTCAAAAGCCTCATACGGAGCAAGGATGGCCTTTTTGACTTCACGGCGGCGGGCTTCCAAGTCCTGAAACTCCTTGTTCAACTCGGCACGGGCCTTCTTGACGTCCTTGTAGGTAGCTTCGGTGCAGGCCAGCGCCAGCACCTGCGCAACGCGAGCATCGACAGAAGCTTTGACCTGCCGCAGTTGGTCTTCGATAATCGGCAACTGCTTGACAACGATCAGATTATTTTCCATCGGTCGGCGCCTCCTGCGTGATTTCTTTCAGGAGCGGCAAGATCCGCTCGTCGATGCGGCTTTCCGGCACGTTGATCTCGCAGATCACAGCGCGTGCTTCGCGTTTGGCTGTGGGGGCGATAACCTCCATTCCAACGGAGGCGTTCGGAATGCTGCAGCGGTAGCTGTATGGGCGTCCGGCGCGGACGCTGCCGGTTTCTTCGTCGCGATAGTAGACATTTACGATCATGTAGATTCTCCTTTCAAATTTTCAAAATCAACCGGCTCATCCGGGTCACATGGCTCGACCGTGAAGCTGATACGCTCATGGCAGAACTTACGGAAGTTTCCGTCAGGACCCGCCATGCAGCTTCCCAGAAACGATTCTTCGGTGTATGCGCTGCTGCAATTCAGAATGCCGGGCTCCTTGTCGGGGTGGACAGCGCGGAACGCCGCGCAAGCCAGATTGACGGTTGGTGCTTCAACCTCTGTCCAGCCGCCTACGAACGGCTGCCCATCTGTGCCGTAGGTGAAGTAGTATTTATTCATTCGCGATCTCCTTTGCTGATATATCCGCGCACAACATCTGTGAGCCAATCCTGCACGGTGTCGTAGCCATCAGCGGCAAGGTGCGCTCGGAGCTGGGAGGCCTCATCGGCGGTGATTCTTGCGTGGAGCTTATCCTTGAGCCGGTGCTGATCGGCTGTGCGGAGGTGCTTGCGAATGCTGCCGTCCGGGTCGAACTTGGCGTAGAGGGCTTTCATGGCTTTCTGCGTCAGGCAAATCCCGTAGGCGTCGCTGTTCTCGCACTTGCTCTGGCTCGTCATGTCGTACTTGGGGTAGATGGTCTGCACGACAGCGACCATTTCTTTTGCGGGAGTTTTTGTTTTTAGCCGAAGCTCTTTCAGATTGTTCGGCATCTGCATTCCTCCTTGACGATAAAATTTTTCACTGCTATGATCGAGGTAGGTCTTTGTGCCTGGGGTCGTTTCCGTGCCAGCGGAGCGGCCCCCTTTGTTTTTTCGGTTTGGCAATCACAGGCTTCGCCCGGATCGTTGTTGCTTCCGCATTCGGGGCAAGTCCAGTAATATGCCATTGCTGTCATCTCCTTTCTTCTGTCGTGCGTTGCCGCTTCCGTTCCCGATAACCGATGAGCCATTGCTGGTAGCGTTCTTCTTCGCCCGGAACAGAAAACGCCAGCTCCATCAGGTCAAGAACACATCGCGCCAGCTCCTCCCGGCGAAAGGCGGGAATCTCTTCCGGGTTGATATGAATGGCTTCGGCTGTTGGCATCGACTGCGTCCCTCCTTTCTGTAATCGCATTTACGCGACTATGCGGCCAAAAAAATTTCGACTGCCTCGTTGGCGGTGAGCGAAAGTTCCTTACAAATCCCGTGAATATCACGAATTGTAAGCGTAGAAGTTTTCAAACGGCGGTAAAAAGTGCTCCGATTGATGCCAATCGCATCTGCAAGAGCCTCTTTCGTTGTATTCCGTTCGGCGATTTTGCCATTCAGCTTGTTGACGTCTACATGATACATAGCTCGTACCTCCTTTCCGTAATCGCATTTACGCGACTTCATGTTTCAAGAATACAACCGCTTGTTGCGTTTGTCAATAAGAAAGTTGCAAAAATGCGAACGTTTTTGTTGCATATTTGCAACATTGGTGTTATACTGAGGCTATAAACACGGAGGGGGTTAATATGACTACCGCAGAACGAATCAAACAGCGCCGAAAGGATCTCGGCCTCAGAGCGGAAGATGTTGCAGAAAGAATTGGCGTTTCCCGCTCTACTATGTTCCGCTATGAGAATGGCGAAATCGAAAAGCTCCCGATCAATCATCTGGTTCCTATTGCAAAGGCGCTTCATACATCAGTTGACTACCTTATGGGGTGGACAGAAGACGAAAAAGAGCCTATCCCCATGGATGAGGATAGGCTCGATCAGGAATTTGTGCGGCTTTTCGAACAGTTGGGCAACGATCAAAAAGACCTTATTGTTCGTGCAATGAAAGGAATTTTATCAGAGAAATGATGAACTCTCTTTCTTCCTCGGTCAGCATAGAAAAGAGTTCTGCTGCGAGAAATGTCTTCGGGCATAGTTGTTCCACGCTTTGATGTTCCCAGTGCATGATGGTACTCCTTTCCTTTTTGCTGCCGGCGCATTTATGATTATAACACACAAGGCGGCGTGATGGCAGATTTCGTGAAAATATAACATTCTTTTGACTTCGACAAGGAGGAGCATTTTATGGCAGGTGAAATTTCGACTGGTGAAATCTATGGTAGATGCCATTTCCTGAAAGAGTGGTTGTTCTGGGATGTTTCTATTCATGCAGGTCAAGCGCAAATTGAGCGGCAAGGGAGAGCCATGACTTATCCTTTTTCGTTCAAGATTAACCGATCCGCGCAAGCAGGAACATTCTCCAGCACCTCTGATCTACCGTTTTACTCAACAACATTGTCCGAATGTAATTGCTATGACTTCCAGAACCGGCATCTCCCATGCAAGCATATGTACAGGCTTGCTGTCGAACTCGGAATAATTGAGATTATCAAACGCCCGTCTTTCGACAAAGCGGCTTTGCGGGCAATCAAAGAAAGCAATTCTATAGATGACCAACCAGACCAGAAGAAGCGCATAGAGAAAGCGAAAGAGGAAAAATGCCGTCCTTCGTCCATAGACTACGATGCGGGTATTGCCATTTTTGAGGGTTCAGGTAAAAAGCCTTACGAAACCACGGTAAATTCCTGCACCTGCAGAGATTTCTTTGTCCGCCGTTTGCCGTGCAAGCATATCTACCGGCTTCGGATGGAGCTTGAAAACAGAGAAGCTCGTTAAAAATGGGGGCGTTATATGGCTCGATCAAAGAAAACTGAATGCTTGCCACTTGAGCGGATCGGCGTGATCTATGCCCGGTATTCCTCCCACAACCAGAAAGAGGAGAGCATTGAGCAGCAGGTTGAAGAGTGCACGAGCTTTGCATTGCTCAACGGGATCAAGATTGTTCACGTTTATGCAGATAAGGCTCTTTCAGGGCGGACTGACAAGCGGCCTCAGTTCCAGCGGCTTATGCGTGACGCAGAAAAGCGCAGCTTTTCCGTTGTTGTTGCCTACAAGTCGAACCGCATTGCGCGTGATATGCTGAATGCGCTCAAGTATGAAGACCGACTTGGCAAATACGGCATTGAAACCCTGTATGCAAAAGAGGAGTTCGGCAATACCGCTGCAGGTCGCTTTGCTCTGCGGACGATGATGAACGTCAACCAGTTCTACAGCGAGAACATGGCAGAGGACATCAAGCGGGGAATGCTGGACAATGCGGAGAATTGCAAGGTAAATGGTGCGCTTCCGCTTGGATATGTAAGTGGGCCTGATAAGCGGTATGCAATAGAACCCAAGGAAGCTGAGATCGTGCGGGGCATTTACGACAGGGTGCTGGAGGGCGTTTCTTTTGCAGACATCGCAAACGATCTGAACGCGTGCGGTGTCAGGACGAAGCACGGGAGTCTTTGGAACAAGTGCAGCTTTCACCGAATACTCACGAACGATGTCTACATTGGCGTCTACCGTCATTCCGGCGTTGTCAAGGAGGGCGGCGTTCCGCCGATTCTGGAACGGGAGGTATTTATTGCGATGCAAAAGTATCTGGAAACAAAGAAGAACCCGCGCGGTCGGCATCGGGAAAACGGAGACTATCTCTTGACTGGGAAGCTCCGATGCGGCTACTGTGAATCGTTCATGGTGGGAGTTTCCGGCACCAGTAAAACAGGTGATAAGCACTATTACTACACCTGCAATAGTCGGCACGCTGGGAGTGGCTGCAAAAAGGAAAACGTCCGTAGAGATACCATCGAATACACTGTAGCCGCGCTGACGCAGCAGGTCGTTTTCAAAGAAGACATTATCGAATGGATTGCCACAGCCGCCGTAAAGCTGGCGAAAGAAGCAAGCGGGCAGAATGAAATTGATGCGATGGAAGCCGAGCTTGCCGAAGATCGAAAAGCAACAAAGAACATCATGGCAGCTATCGAGCAAGGCATCTTCACCGCCACAACGAAAAGTCGGCTGCTGGAACTCGAAGCGGACATTGCTTCGTTGGAGCAGTCCATCCGGGATGCAAAGGCAATCAGCGAGGGCAAACTGCTTGAAAAAGAGCGTGTGGTTTATTTCCTGACAAGTCTTCGGGAAGGGAATCTTCACAGCAAGACGTATCAAAAGCGGCTGATCGATACGTTCGTCCGGGCGGTATATCTATGGGATGATCGCATTGGCATCGACTATTACTACGCCGGAAAAGACAGCATGGTAAAATATTCGCTGAGCGAGATAGAAGCTGACATCGGTGAGAACATCCGGGAAGTTCTTAAAGACTCTCTTACGGGTCACCACTCAGAAATGACCTTTGGATGTCAGGCAGCCGCACAGGGCGCGCCCGCCTCGACAGCAAAGGTCTTTCTTCGTTTAAACTTGCAATCGCTTCGCTGGATTGCAAGTTTATTTTTGATAAAGCCATCTCTCACCTGTTCCATCGCTCCTTCTCTCCAAAATGCAAACATTTTATTGGTTTGCATTTTGGTTTTTCTCCCAACGCTTGAAAACAGTCGGACACCCTGCCTTTTTGTTCATTTTACGAAAGGCAGGGTGTCCGTTTTTGATGTCCAGAAAACAATTATTTAG